CGGTGCCGATGCTTGCCACTCGTACGCCGGTCGCCGTTTCGAACTTGCGCCATGCGCCCATCGATGCGCGCAGCGGGTAGGTCGTGCCTTGGATTTGTACTTCCATTAGGCGATGACCTCACGTACAACGGCGCCGGTCAAGTCCATGGTCAGCGACCACGTGACGTTGTCCTCAAAGCCAGCGCTCTGCTCGATGCTGGTGATGTACCCGGCGATGTCAAATTCTTCGTCACCCGTGTTCGGGGTAGAGCCGCTGCCGACGTTGCTGAACGTGGCGAATACCTTGGTGCCTGCAATTTGGTAATCGACCAAAGCGTTGAAGCCATTGGTGGCGTCTTCGGCGAAGTAGCCGCTGACGCTGACGCTTGCCGACCGCAGGGCGGGCAGAATTTCGCGCCATCCGCCGGAGGTCTTGGTGGTTACGTCCCGGACGTCGGTGGTCATGGAGATGCTGCACTCGGTCACATTGGCGACCACTACGTGGGTGCCATCTACGGTGCCGGTAAAGAAGCGAATGCTCGAAGCATTCAGGATGCCAGTGGTCTGTGCCATTATTCCTCGTTGTTATCTGTTGGGGGTGGAGTTGCTTTAGGCTTGGGCGCTGCCTTGGGCGCTGGCTTGGGCGCCTCGCTTTCGTGCGGGTCGCAGTAGCCTTGCGCCACGAGCAGGCGGTAGAACTTCATCGACACCTCGATGGTCTTTCCGGCTTCGAACTTGTAGCCGTAGTCGTTCAGGGGTTTGGTCAATGTGACGATCATAGCCCAAATGTACAAAGTTCTACCGACCCTGTCCGCCGTAGGGTTTGCGGTAGTTCTTGCTCTCCTTGCGGCGGCTGGTCTTCGTCTTCGCGTGAACGCCCGGCCGCGACACTTCGCGCAGCACCTTGGTGTGGGTGGTTTGGGATTTGGCCATCAGAACATGGTTAGCAGTTGCAGCAGGTCGGCGATGTTAATCACCCCGTTGCGGTCGATGTCACCGGCAAGGTCGTAGTGCCCGGCCATTCCGGCCAGCACGTAGCCGAGCAGTTGGATGGGTGAAAGCACCGTCATGGCTCTGCCGAAAACCACCCCTCCGCGATCATAAATGCCTCATCTCTGACCGTCACCGTGCTTGGCACGATGTGCCGAAACGGGAACGCCTTGGATGAGAATATCACCTGCATCAGCGTCATGCGCTCCGCGTCGGTAATTTCCGGGAACAGCGACACCAGCCGCTCCAACGTGACCAGCGGATGCACCGGGATGACGTAATCCAAATCCACCTGCAACGCTGCCCTGCCGTCCGTCGGGTGGTGAATGACCCCGAACACCGTGCCGTCGGCTTGGTCGGGGCTTTGGAATTGCAGCGGCAGGGTGATGCAGTAGAGTTCGCGGGTGATGAACTGCGCACGCTGCGGGCTTGTTAGAATCCCTTCGGGGCGGACGATGATGTACTGCATTAGTAAATTGAATAGTAAGTGTTGATGTTCGTTTGAATCCCTGCGCGATTAGCGCTTTGGTCGGAATCAAAAAATATCATCTCTTGATAAGTGCCGTCAAGCGAATAGGTGTTGTCATAACCACCGCCAATGGTGTTAATTGTAATTCCAAGCCCCTGCGTCGCTGCCTCTGTGATATTTGTGTTGCTGCCGTTCAAACTAAATGAAACGGTCGTGCTTGCTCTGTTCACAAAAAATAAGTTATTTGTGAGAAGCGAAACTGTGAAAGTGCCAAAGCCGGTTTCACTATTGTTTCGCACCTGAATACTTGTAGCGCTTTGCCGCCACAAATAACCTTTATTAGAACTTGCCAATGTTCCCCCAAAAATCATCGAATCTGCACTATTAGTGTCAAAATTTGCAACCGCTATCATTGCCAAATCGCCAGTCAGCGCGATGTTTGACGTAGTAAGATGTTTGCCGTTTGTTCCATCTCCTTCAATTGCAGGCTTCCCGCCCTTGGTAATCACCCCCGTGCTGCTGTCGTAAATTTTTGGTTGATTGGCAGCCGTGGTTTGCGCTGCATTTTGAGCATTTCCGCTCTGGTCGTACCAAGTTCGGATGAACCCATTTGTACCCGTGCAAAAGGCCGTCAGCGCGCTGGTGTCGAAGTCGCCTGCAAGGGTGAACCCGATGTCCTGCTCCGTGTTGTCTGATGCCCGGCGCACCCGCACCGCTGAACCTGCATAGTCCCTGTCAAGCAGCCGCAGCGAGTAGGCAGCAGTCGCGCCGGAGTAGGTGTCAAGCAAGCCCGTGTATACCGGAATGTCCTCCCAACTTATCGCCAGCGTGAATGGCGGCTTGCCGTACGTCTGCCCGTCCAAATACTCCTGCCATTTGGTCGCGGTGTTGGCATAGGTCGTGTCATCGGCAAAGGTGTGCAGCAGCGTCCACGTGTCCACGTCGGTGTCCTCAAACGCTTCGGCCTTGTACCAAATTTTCCGCACGATTTTGTTGCCTGCCGACGGGGTGTTTGTTTGGATGTTGAAACTTTCCCCGTTGCCCTCTGCGGTCACGGTGAAGTAGCGTTCGACGGTCAGCGATGCGGTGTTGGCAAGCGCCCGGTTGGTCGCCGCCTGCGTCGCGTAACGCTGCCCGAAGGTGTTGCTGCCCTTCACTACGCCTGACCCGGTGACGGTGGTGCCCGTGATGTTCTCGACGGCAAGGGTGTTGGTCGATGCGGTGTAGCGGAACGCGTCTTCTTGGGTGAAGTTGCCTGCGTTGTCTTGGTAGAAGACGTTGCCGAGGAAGCCGCCCGGGGGCGGTGACCCGGGGATGTAGCCGACATTCGCCGGTGCCCATTTGCTGCCATCCCAGGACAACGCCTGCCCGGTCGTGGGCGATGTGGACGCGACGTTGGAGAGGTCAGCCAAACGAAACGCCGGGGTGTAGGTGCGCACGAAGATGCGCCCGGTGTTCACGTGCTGCCGGGTCACTATGGCGATGGCGATGCGGTGGTTCGGCGCGGTGGGTACGGTGCTGGTCAGTTGCCCGTCTGTGACCGATGCGTATAGGGTGGTGCCGACCGGATAGGCGTTGGTGTTTATCCCGTAAATCGTGCCGTAAGAACGAACGTGACCCGGCTGCCCGGCGGGGATATTTTCCGACGCGATGCCGAGCAATCCCTTGGGGTCGTTGATGCTTGTGGCGCTAAACAGCGTGATGCCCATTCGGTCGCCCTGCGCACTGTTGCCGAACTGAATGACCTGGCCTTTGGTGATGGTGTTGAATGTGTTGTTAAAGACGGGCACATCCACCTTTGCCGGGCCGCCGTTTATCCATGAGGTGGTGGCCTCGTCGTACACGAGAGCCTCGCGATCAAGCGGTTCGTCCAAGTTGACGTCGGTCAGGGCGGCGAGGGTGGCGCTTACGTCCCCCGGAATCCACGTGCTGGTCGCGTCGTCGTAGATGAGCGCCTGCCCGTCGGTAGGGTTTGGCGCGTTGACGTCCGACAGGTCGTCGAGGTTGTAGGCACCGGCGTCAATCATCACTTGCGGCAAGGTCACGTCGCTGCGCAGGATGCGGACTTGGTAGTCGGCCATGACACGGTACAGGCGCTGCGGCTCGTCGAAGCCCATGACCTCCGACTGGTATTGGCACGACTGTACGTTGACCCCGTTGTACGTCCCCTGCACGCGGTCGATGGCTGCGCGCACAGCGACGCTGATAGCGATGGCCGTCTCGTAGGTGGGGGCGTAGCAGTTGATTTCGACGGCCGCCGTGTCCAGTTCGCTCGGCCCCTTCTGCGTGTCGCTTGGGTCGTTGCTGCGCACGTTGTAAACGACGTACGGCTTGGCGTCCTGCTGGTTGGCAATCTCCGGGTAGACGCGATCATCCACCAAGGCCGCAATGTTTGCGTCGTTGGTGAGCAGGTAGTAGATGGCTTTGCCGACAATCATCTCATAAACTTTAGGAAGTTCTTCTTTATCTCGCCGTACAGCTTTTGCCGCATCCGCTCCTTGGTCGCCTTAATCGCCCGCTCGGTCACTTTGTAGTTGGGGTGACTCTTCTGGTTGCCTCCGAAGTAGTCGTTGAAATCGCCCTCTTCTACGATGTGCGCAAACCATCCGTCGGCGTTGTCCTGCACTTTGCGCGCCATGGGGTGGTTAGCCCTCGGCCCCGCCAGAATGGTGGGGAACTTCTTCGACGGGTGCCAGTTGCCGAACGACCGGCGCAGCGTGCCCGGCTCGATGTCCATCGGCACGGTCTTGCCCCGGCGCACGCGGATGGTGGTCGGGTAGTCCTTGGTCATCGACCGCGCTTTGCGGATGAAAATGCCGCTGACCTTGCGGTACGAGGCGGCCACCTCCGTGCGGTTCAACTTGCCGTAGGTGACGGCGCGGTTGATGCGCTTTGTCGCCCGGTCGACGCCTTCAAGTGATGCAGTAACTCTCATTCGCGTATGGTGCAGGTGAGGCGCAGACCTTCGTTTCGTCCGATTTCCTGCACGGCCTCGATGTTGTACAACTTGCTGTTGTAGCTGACCCGGTCTTTGGGGTTCACGTCAGCCCACCCCGACCCGTAGCGGATGACAAAGTGCACCGGCTGCTTGGACATAATCTGCGCGCTCTGCACGCTCTCGCTCCCCGACCCCTCGCGGTAGATGACGTCCGCCCACACCGTGGCGAGCGTCGCCCACGTGAACTGCCTTTGTCCGTAGTCGTCGATGACCTCGGTTGCCCGCTGCATTGTGATGCGGGAATCCATGCGCCCGAACTTCATAGCAGCGTTCTAAAAGGTGAGACGAGCGCGTCGATACCAACCTTCAGGCGGGTGGTGATAGTGCCTGTAACCTCTTCTGTGCGGTTCTCGTACAGGTGCCCGACGAGCAGGCGCACCGCCTGAATCATTGGCGGCGGAATGCTCGCCTCCGGAAAGCCAATGACCATGTTGATTTGCACCCTGGCGAGCGCGTCGTCGTACAGGTCGGGCGGCGAGACAAACCGAATGCGGGCGGGCTGCACGTTCAGGTCGGTGTAGTAAAACGACGCGCCCAAGGTTTGGGTCGTGTTGGCCGTTGAGAGGTAGGTGATGCTGCTGATGCTCTGCACCGGGCCGACGGGGAAGGTGGCCGGATACCAGCTGTCGAGGTAGCCCACCGCCGAAACGTCGCCGAGACGCGTGTCGGTGATGGTTTCGATGTAGTTGATAGCCACCTGCCGCAGCGCCGTGATGTAGGTGTCCTCGTCGTTGTGATCTACGCGAAGGAAAGCCTTGAGATTGGCCACGGTGATGATGTCGTCGAGCGACGCCGAGCCAGTGATTTTGATGCGCATCATGGGGTAAAAATAAGAAAGCCGGGGACGATGCCCCGGCCTTCCCAACCAACAACCAATCTAACCTTACGCCGCGTTGATGTCAACGATTTTCGACAATGCGCCTGCCTGACGGATGTCGAAGTCAAAGAAGCGGTTGACGTGCAAAACAATTTGCGCGTTGCCTGCTGCGCTGTATGGGTCAACGAGCAGGTCGATACCGCCGAAATAGGCGAGGATGCAGCCCTGCTGGAAGTTGCCGAACAGCATCTGACCAACGTTTGAACTGGCATCTACCAAGTACGGCGTAGCCACAGCTGGGTAGCCATTGAAGGTGTTTGATGCCAAGTCGTACAGAGCGGACACAGAAGCCACCTGCGCCAAGTTCTTTGCAAACTTGTAAGCGGAGGGCGACATGACGTAGCGGGCTGCGGCGAGGTTTCCTCCAGCGGCCAACACCGCGCTTTCCATAGCCACTGCAATGGTGGCGGTCAAGGTCGTACTGCCGTCCGTCGACTGGTTGTCGATGGTCGCGCCGTCCAAGGTGTCAAATGCTTTCGTGTCAATGAAAGCGTTCATTGCATTTTGCAATTCCTGCGCGATGACCAAATCCACCTGACCGCCGCCCTGCAAAAGCAGTTGCTTTGAATAGGTCGTCTTGGCGGAGACGCGCTGCGGAGACAGCGTGACCTCGTCCATCTCAAGGCCGGCTGCAGCGTTTGCGTCTACCTCGCCCTCGGCTACGCCGGTTGCCTTTACGCTGACGCGCGGGAACTTCAAGTTTCCGGTGGCGCCGGTAATTACCGTGGTGCCCAACTGCTCAATGACAGACGGAGCGCGCAACGCTTCGATGGCCGCGCCGACGTTTACGGGCACAAATGCCGCGCCGTCGGTCGTCGCGCCGTAAGCGCCTGCGGTAAAGTTGTCAGCAGATGCACGGTAGAGAGCCTTGGTGGGAATAGCCACCTGACCAACAACCTGCAAGCCTTGGCCGCGCATCTCGCGCTGGGCTTCCTGCGCCCACTCTGCTTCGGCTCCCTCCAACGACCGGCCATTAGCGGCGGCGAGGATGGCGCGCGACAAGGAGAAGTGGCCGTTGACGCGCTCGATTTCGCGCTTCTCCGACTGCGACGCCGTGCCGGTGTAAGCGACGCGGGCCACCATCTGCTCGTGATCTGCGCGGTGCTTGATGCGCTTGTCGAGGTTGGCAACTTCGGCGACCAACCAATCGGCGCGTTGCTCTTCAGCATCGGTCAATGGACGGCCTTCCTTTTCGGGGGTCTCTACAAGGGCAACGTGCTCCTCGTAGTGCTTGGCGCGGAGCGCCTTGAGTTCGTTAAGATTCATTTTTACGGGGGGTTTTTCTGGGGCCAATTTACGGACTTCTTGCTTTTCGGGTTCAGGCGCTGGGGCCGGTGCGGGCGCTGGCTCCTGTGCGGCTGCTGCAGCGTTGCGGGCGGCCACGGTGGTGGTGGCGTAGGCTGGGTAGGTCACCGGGCTGACATCGTACAGGCGGCCCACCTTGTTGACCGTGCGAAGGTTCGCCTTGTTGTCCCACGACTCTTCCTCAATGCTAAATGCAAATGACGACTGGCTAATGTCACCGCGCTTGATGAGGGTGTACAG